TGTTTTTTATTTTTTAACTAAAGCGGCAGATTCTGAAAAAGATCGTTGTATACAGGTTTGTGTTAAAGGTGGAAAAGAAGATGCTGCTGATTTATTAAGGAGGTTTTGAGATGGCTTTCTCAGGAAACTTTATGTGTACCAGCTTTAAAAAAGAGCTTTTGACAGGAACGCATAACTTTACTAATAGCAGTGGAAACACTTTTAAGTTAGCTTTATTTACTAATAGTGCTAGTTTTAATGCAGCTACCACTGCATACACTACAACAAATGAGGTGAGTAATTCAGGTTCATATAGTCAAGGAGGAGGAACATTAACTAATGTAACTCCGTCTACTACAGGGACTACTGCTGTCACTGACTTTGATCCTGATTTATCGTTTACCACAGCTACAATCACTGCTAGAGGAGCTTTGATTTATAACTCTTCTGTTAGTAGTAAGTCTATTGCTGTTTTAGATTTTGGAGCAGATAAATCCTCCACCGCTGGCACTTTTAGCATTATATTTCCTGCTAAAACAGCCACTGGTGCAATTATTCGTATAGCTTAGTGGAGGTTACAAATGGCACTTATACAGGCAGACAGGGTAAAAGAAACTTCTTCTACAACAGGCACTGGTAACTTTAGCCTTTCTGGGTCTTCAACTGGTTTTCGTACTTTTAGTGACGGAGTAGGGGTAGGTAATACTTGTTATTATGTTATAACTGAAGGAACAACGTATGAAATTGGTTTAGGAACTTTAAATGCTTCCGCAACCTTAGCTAGAACCACTGTATTAATTTCCTCTAGTGCAAATGCTGCTGTTAACTGGGGGTCAGGCAGTAAAGATGTGTTTACTACTTACCCTGGTGTAAAAGCGGTAGTTTTAGATTCTAAAAATGAACTTACTTTAGGCAGTGCTTTAAATGTAGCTGGGGGGATATCATCATCTTCTACTCTTTTTGTATCTGCTGGTATTACAGGTAGGTCTACTCTTGATATTGGTGGTAATGCTTCAGTAGGTGGAACATTAAATGTAACAGGTGATTCAGATTTAGAAGATGTTTCAGCCAGTGGGACTTTAGATGTTGCAGGAGAAACTTCATTAGGTAATGTTTCAGCTAGTGGCACACTAAATATAGGAGGAGTTTCTACATTTACAGAAGCAGTGTCTGCTAAATCTACTTTGGCTGTAGATGGAGACTTAAAAAACACTGCGGGTAATTTTGTAATAGATGCAACATCACATATTGTAGAAGTAAAAGGTGGTGGTTCTGTAGATGGAACAATTCAATTTAATTGTAGAGTTAATTCACATGGTCAAAAAGTTGCATCTCAACCCCACAGTGCTTCTGTTAATAATACTATGCTTTTACCAAAGGGTGCTGATTCTACATTAGTATCTGAGGCAGGTACAGCTACGATTTCTTTTAAAACACTAGACTCAGTGGTATCCGTAAGTGCAGCAGGTGCAATTCTTACAAACACTACAGTGTCAGATGGAGATGGTAGTTTACGAGAAGTTCCTAGATCAAGAACGGTAGCGGCTTCTGCCACATTAGCCGTAACGGACATAGGAAACTTTGTTTTAACGTCCTCCTCTGGGATATCTTTGGCAGTGCCAACAGGAACATTTGATTCTGGAGATATTTTATCTATTATTGCTCATTCGGGTTCTGCTCAGTTAAGTGCAGCTATTACAGGAATGATTGTAGCCGGAGCAGCATCAGCTACAGCGATAGCAACAATTGCTGATAACGGTGTTGCTTCTTTATTATTTATTTCAGATCAAACAGCAATTGTAACTGGAAATGTGAGCTAAAAAATGACAGGTATTCATCAACTTTTATTTTCTAATTTTTTTAGTGGTTCTTCTGCTCCAAATGAAGTCGAGTTTCTTGTAGTCGCAGGCGGCGGTGCTGGCGGTTTTTTTTGCGGTGCTGGCGGCGGCGGTGGTGGGTTAAGATCTTCAACACTATCAGGTAATTTTTCTCTCGAAGCTGGAACTGCTTATACAGTAACCGTGGGAGGAGGTGGCTCGGGTGTTACATCTTCAACCGCATCTTCTGGAGGTGGAACTTCTGGATCTAATTCAGTGTTTGCTACATTTACAGGTACCGGCGGTGGCGGTGGCTCGTCAATATCTGGTACTGCAAAAGGTGGTGGCTCTGGAGGAGGAGGAGCACATGGCCCTGAGCCAAGACCTCATGCTGGTGGATCGGGTAATGCTGGAGGTTTTTCTCCTGCGGAAGGTACAGATGGTGGTAAGGGCGATGCTCATACTGTAGGTCAGGGAGGCGGCGGTGGAGGTGCTTTACAAGCTGGCGAAGATGCAGGAGCAGGTGCAGTTTCTCCCGGAGATGGGGGGAATGGAAGAGCAATTTCTATTACTGGCGTAAGTGCAAATTATGCAGGCGGTGGAGGCGGCGGTGCACATAATAATGATACTGGAGGTATTGCTCAAGGTGGTGCTGGAGGGGGTGCTAATGGGACTAACACTGGTGTGAATGGCAATAATGGAACTGTAAATACTGGCGGCGGCGGTGGTGGCAAAGGTAGCGATTCTGCGGGTACATCTGGAGCAGGTGGGCGAGGTGTAGTGATTATTGCTTATTTAGACAGTTTTTCTGATCCAACAATAGGTGATGGCTTAACTTTTACTAAATCCACAAGTAGTAGGTCAGGCTTTAAAGTATTTACATTTACTGACGGTTCAGACACTATAACTTTTTAAAAAATAATTATGGCACATTACGCACTTTTAAATTCAGACAATATAGTAACTCAAGTCATCACAGGTAAGGACGAAACAGACACTACACATGACTGGGAAGTTTACTATGGAAATGTTCATAGTTGCACTGTAAAAAGAACTTCTTATAATACATATGGAGGGCAACATAAAAATGGCGGCACACCGTTTAGAAAAAATTATGCTGGAATTGGGTTTACTTATGACACTAGCCGAGATGCTTTTATTCCACCTAAACCTTTTACAAGTTGGGTTTTTGACGAAACTACTTGTACTTGGAATCCTCCAGTTGCATATCCATCTGATTCTAAACTTTATAGATGGAACGAAGATACTACCGAATGGGTAGAAGTGTGAGCAAAGTACTTCCTATTTTTCCAGAAAAATTAACAGAAAAACATATGAAAGAATTAAAAGAAATAGTTAAAGATTTAGTTGATTTAAAAAGAGAGCGTCCTGATTTGTTTGAAACGGATGAAAGCAAAGATGTATTTGGTTTTTATAAATAATATGGGAGAGTTTGTAGGTGATAGATCCTGTTACAGCCTTGAGTATTGCTTCAGCGGCTTTTACTGGCGTAAAAAAAGCAGTAAAGGTTGGTCAGGAGATTGAGCAAGTCTATAAACAGTTGTCAAAATGGGCAACTGCAATCGAGGATTGTAAAGAGCATATAAATCAACAAGAGGCAAGACCTCCGATTTTTGCGAAATTAAGTTATAAAAAAAGTGCGACAGAAGAAGCCTTTGATACAATTGCCTTAAAAAAGAAAATTAAAGAACAAGAAGATGCAATACGAGAATTATTTACAGCGAATTGGCAAAATCCGAATATGGGGCTTGACGGATATCATAAATTTATTGCTCTTAGAAGAAAAATTAAGGCAAAGCGTGAAAAGACTGTATACAATCAAATCCGAAGAAGAAAGGCGTTTTTGTACAACACAAAACTAGGAATTGCTATTGGTGTGTTGAGTTTATCATTAATTTATATGATTTATTTTTTGTGGAACACAATCGTTGAGGCTAGTAAGTGATGGAGTTTATTGTGATTACATGGCTTGCTACCGTTGTACCAAACAGAGATCAGTATTATTGTATATTAGAAAAAACTGAACGAGAATTGTGTATTTACTGGTGTGGAAACAAAAGAAAAGGTTTTAATTGGTTTGAAGTAAAACCTCAAAAAGGTTGTAAAATAAAGAAAAAGTTTTATGCAACGTGAACGTGAACGGAGATATTAAATGCTACAGTTACTAACAGGACTGTTACCTATAGGCGAAAAGCTAGTTGAACGACTAGTCCCCGATCCGGCTGCTCGTGCCAAGGCTATACAAGAGTTAAAAAAAATGGAGGCAGAAGGAGAACTTGCTAGACTCGAAGCTGAGTTTGCTGATAGAGATTCAGCTAGAAAAAGAGAAACAGCTATTTCCACCAGCGAACATAGCCCGTGGCTAAATAAAATAATTACTAGTTTACTTGCTCTTGGAATAGTGGGGCTTGCTTTTGCTTTATTTGCTGTAATTTTATTTCTTGAAGTCACACCTGCAAACAAAGATATTTTAATATTTTTGCTAGGAAATCTAACAACTTTGGTGGGTTTAGTATGTTCATATTATTTCGGTAGTTCTGTGGGCAGCAAAGATAAAACAGAAGAGATAAAGGGGTTAATGAATAAAAAGGATCCTAAATTTGATTGAATTTAACTGGGGCAAATATTTTACAAAGGAAGAGTTTGTTTGTAGTTTCACGAAAAAGTGTGAGATGGATCAAGAGTTTATTGATAAGTTAAACAAGCTTAGAGAAGATTTCAATAAACCTTTGACAATATCAAGCGGTTATCGTGATGCGACTCATCCAATAGAAGCAAAAAAAAGATCAACATCGCCTGGAGCACACACTACTGGTCAAGCTTGCGATATATTAGTTGCTCGAAGCGATGCGTATAGGCTTCTAGCTTTAGCTATTTCTTCAGGATATACAGGGATTGGAATAAACCAAAAAGGTTCTAGCAGGTTTATTCATTTAGATACTCTAGAGAACTCCCCGAAGCGGCCTAGACCTACTATTTGGAGTTATTAAGATAAGATATGTATAGCCAAGGCACTTACTCTCAGACTACTTATTCATCTTTACTTCCTGTACCTAATGTTGAAATTGCTGTTGCAGGGGTTTCAGCAACAGGAGCATTAGGAACAGTATCTCTTGTTACAAATAACTTTTTATCGGCAACAGGTGTTAATGCAACAGGTGGTATCGGCTCTGTTACAATTTTACAAAGTAGTAGTGTCACCTTAGAGGGAGTGGCAACAACGGGAAGAATAGGTTCGCCATTATTATGGCAAGAGGTTGATGATTCACAAGATGCTACATGGATTGATGTAAATAATTAAGAGGAAGTAAAATGGCACAAGATTTTTCAAACGATTTTAAAATCAGCGTTATTGCTGAAGGTAGTGAATCAAACGCTTGGGGTGGTATTACAAATAATAATTTATTACAAATATCAAAACTCATAGGTGGGTTTAAGACTATTACTGTTTCGGGGACAAGTCATACACTTACCCCAGCAGATAATACAAGCGATCAAGATTTTAGAAACTTAGTTTTAGATATTACAGGTTCTGTTTCTGCTACTCCTTTCCCATTAAATCTTCCTGCTATTGACAAGATGTATATAGTCAAAAACAGATTAGATAGAGATTTAAAGGTATTAGTTTCAGGACAAACGGGAGTGCTTGTACCGGCTAGTCAAACGGCTGTACTTTACATAGATGGTACAGATGTAAAAGATGCAATTACTTACTTGTCTTCTTTAACTTTAGGCTCTGCTTTAACCGTAAAAAACGGAGGAACAGGGTATTCTGCTCTTACCACAGGAAGTATTTTAGTAGGTAATGCTACATCTTCTCCTACTCTTCTTGCGGGTAGTTCAGCAGGGCAGGTTTTAAAATGGTCTGGTTCTACATGGCAAGCGGGAAGTGAAACAGGAGGAGGGGGTGGTTCTGCAGGTCTGTCTTTAACTGTTGGTTCTTCTGTAGATGGTTTAAGCATAGAGCTAGACCCAAGCACGATTACTGGAACGGGAACCATAGGGCTTACAGGAAATATAAATGTTGATTCTGTTACAGGAACTCTTTCTGTTGGAAACGGTGGTACAGGATCAGACTCTTTAAATAACGCTGGAATTATTAATAATGCAAATACTAGCCTTCAAACAGTGGTTAGTAATTTTCAAATAAATCCCGCAGCAGGAAACGCTAAATTGTTTTTTGGAGAATCGACTTCAAACCCTGAGTTTATTAAACACACAGTAGTTGGCTCAAGCGGTCAAATAGAGGTTTTTACTAACAATACTCTTAGGTTTGCTGTTGCGGATTCAGCAGTTTCTTTTTTGATAAGTATAGGGGCGGCTGCTTCTGGTTTAAATATTGGATCAACTGGGGGCAGGTTTTCTAGTATTTTTTTAGTAAATAATCCAGATGTTAGTTCTGACAAAAGACTTAAAAATAGTATTCAAGACACTGACATAGGTTTAGATTTTGTTAATGCTTTAAAACCTAAAAAGTTTAAAATAAATGATCAAGAAGACGATAAATTTCATTACGGCCTGATTGCACAAGAAGTAGAAGCGGTTTTAGATGAAAAAAAGGTAGATAAAAAAACTTTTTCTCCTTGGTTGTTAGCAGATAGTGAAGACCCTGATTCAAATCAATCTTTAGTCTATGGAGAATTTATGGCTCCAATGATAAAAGCCATACAAGAACTCTCTGAAAAGGTAACTACTTTAGAGGCAAAAGTAAAAGAACTAGAGGCTAAGTAATGGGTTACTTTAAGTTATCGCTTAAACCAGGCATTGATAAGCAAAACACCGAATATGGTGCTGAAGGTGGTTGGATTGATTGCGATAATGTTCGTTTTCGTTATGCTTTACCTGAAAAAATGGGAGGTTGGGAGGAGTTTGAGAGTTTAACTACTACAGGAACCTTTTTAATTGGTATGCCTAGTGATGTGCATTGTTGGAATGACTTAGAAGGAGCCCCTTATGTAGCAATTGGCACAGATCGAAAACTCTATTTAAATAAGGGTGGAGGTTATTTTGACATTACACCTATTCGTTCAAGTGCAAATATTACATCTAATGCTTTTACAACAACTTCAGCCTCTACAACGGTTAAGATTAATTTATCTTCTCATGGAGCCATTAAAGGAGACTTTCTTACTTTATCTGGTGTTACTTCTGCCCCAGGAGGACTTACGAGTTCTAATTTAACCGGGGAGTTTGAAATTTTAAGTGTTTCTTCTTCTAGTGCTTTTTTGATCACATCTCCTGCTAGTGCCACTAGCACTGCTACTGGGGGGTCTGCCGTTGGCGTGTTTCAGATTAATGTAGGCAAAGACAACAACTATATTGATTATGGGTGGGGAGTTGGTGCATGGAATGAAGAGGCTTGGGGAACCCCTCGCACTGCAACTACTTCCGGTTTAACACTAGAGTCAAGAGTGTGGCAGTTTGATACCTTTGGTGAAGACTTGCTTTGTCAAATAGTTAATGGAGAATTATTTAGGTGGGATACTTCTGAAGGAACAAGTAACCGTGCGTTTTTAGTTAGTGCTGCCCCTTCAAATAGTGCTTTTTCTTTGGTTTCTACACCAGATAGGCATTTGGTAATGTTAGGAACAGAAGCCACAATAGGTAGTGCTCCAACACAAGATCCAATGTTTGTTCGTTTTTCTAATCAAGAGGATATTAGTACTTTTATTGAATCCGCTACTAATACGGCTGGAGGACAACGGTTAACGGACGGTAATAAAATTATTACAGCAATTCGTTCTCGTGGTCAGATACTAATTCTTACGGATACTTCTTTACATGGTATGCAGTTTATTGGGCCACCTTTTACTTTTGGATTCACTCAATTAGGTGCAAATTGTGGGTGTATTAGTCCTCATGCTGCCGTGGACGTAAATGGTCTTGCTTTTTGGATGGGCAAAGAGGCTTTCTTTGTTTATGATGGAACAGTGAAAAAACTACCTTGCACCGTTCAAGATTATGTTTATGACGATATAAATTTAGCAAATGGATTTAAATTTAATGCAGGATTAAACTCACAGTTTAATGAGATTACATGGTGGTATGCTTCAACTGGTCAAAACTTTGTTGACAAATCGGTGACGTATAATTATTTAGAAAATATATGGCATATAGGGTCTTCTATGCCAAGAACGGCTTGGCATGATGCAGGAACATATGATAATCCGATTGCTACAGAATATTTTAAAAATAGCAGTGCAACGTATACATTAAGCACAATTAATGGTTTAACACCCGGTAGATTTTTAGTTTATGAACACGAAAAAGGAACCAATGCTAATGGATCAGCTATGACAGCAACGTTGCAGTCTGGTTATTTTGACATAGGTGATGGCGATGAAATGATGTTTATGAGAAGATTTGTTCCAGACTTTAAAGATCAAGTTGGGGACATAACAACAAATTTATTTTTAAGAAACTATCCAGAATCTTCTGCCACAATTAGTAGTTTAGATCCGTATATCGTGACCCCAGAAACAACAAAAGTAGATACAAGAGCTAGAGGTAGGCAAATATCTTTAAAAATTCAAAGTAATTCTGCTGACTCAACATGGCGATATGGAACTTTGCGTGTAGATATTCAACCGGATGGTAAGCGATGAGTAAGATTACTAATGTGCGTTTACCAAACCCTTCAGGAGGTGAAGTTAATCCAGAACAAATTAATCAATTAATTAGATCTTTGGAGCAAATTATTTTACAATTAAATGCAACGTACACGCCAATTACAACAGAAAACACGGATCAAGCACAGTCTTGGTTTTTAGGGGCATAAATGATTAATCGTTATTTACCTAGTTATATGCAAGGAAGTCAGATAGCTTATCCAACCATGGAGGCAAGGATTCTTTCTGATGGAACTATTGCGGATCCTTCAGGTAATCCAATTCAACAAATGACTCCTTCAGGAGGTTTTGGAGAAAACAATGCACCTATCTTTGGAAGCTATGGTAATCAAGGCAGTATGGGTTCTTTGCAACAAGGAATAGGTTCTTTAATTAATATTATTAATCAAAATGTTCAACAGTATGAACAACAAAGAGAACAAATGCAGCCTCTTGTAGAGTTACGAAACTATTTAAATCGTTTTTCTAATCAAAGAAGTTCTCAAGGTATTTCAGGTCTTTTACCAAATACTATGCAACCTCAAAACAATTTGCGTTTTAGAAAATTTGAATCAGGTGCTATAGGAAATCCAATAAGGGAAGCTCCAAAAATTGAGGCTATGCCTCTTGCTGGTCTTATAGGGGATCTATCACCTTACAGAGCTCTGTGACGGGAAAAGATTTTTAAATGGCTAACCAATATAAAAGATTTTTTGCTACTGAGTTAAGTGCTTCAACTGATACAACAATAGCAGATATTCCAACAGCTACGACTGCAATTGTAAAAAGTGTGATAGTATCAAATGACCACGCTGCTAATACAGCATTAGTTACGATGCTTGTTGCACCTAGTGGAACAGGAACCCTTACAGTGGAACCTGCCAAAACAATCCAGCCAGATTCAAGTGAAGATTTGTTGTCTAATAAAGGACCTTTGGTTCTTGAGTCAACGGATATTCTTAAAATTAATCCTAGTGCTGGGGATATTGATGTGGTTGTTTCAGCGTTACTTGTAGACAGAAATTAAGATATGATGACATTAAATATACAAGGAAAGTAAATGGAAGAGGGAATTAATTCTTTAGTTGTTTCAACCCCACAAGAAATAGACCCTTCTTTGTTTGATAATGAGGTGGCTAGAATAGCGAAAGAAAGTCCAATAGAGTTTGGAGATTCTTTGGTTACGGGTTTAGGAGAAATAGATCCTCAACTTGTAGATGAGTTTAAAAGAGATTTAGCACAATTAGAACCGTCAGTGGCTTTAATTGATGCGTTGCAAGAAATGGTAGATGAGATTCTTGCAAACCCACAAGATTATGAAGAAATACGAACAAAATATCTAAATCAGGAAGTTCCAGAAGAACTTCTTCCTGCCTTTTTTGATCCTATATTTTTTGGTGGCTTAGACTTAGCGTTAATTGAATTAGAGAAAAATATTCAAAGACCAGAGCCTCCTGTTGAGATGGCACAAGGTGGGATTCCAAGTATTGCTCAAGATATTGCAAGAATGGGTCGCAGAGGCGATACCATGTTGGCTCATATTACACCAGAAGAAGCTAGGCTTTTAAGAAGAAGAGGCGGTTCAGGAACCATTAACCCTGTAACAGGGTTGCCTGAGTTTTTTATTAAAAAACTATTTAAATCAGCTAAAAGCATACTAAAAGGTGTAGGAAAAGCAGTTAACAAATTTGCTAAAAGTGATGTGGGTAGAATTGCTTTAAGCATTGCGGCTACTTACTATATGGGTCCGAAAGGGTTTAATTTTGCAGCAGGAAAATTTGGTGGTGCAACTTTGGCAGGTGTTCAAGCCGCAGCAGGAAGCACTCTGGTTAATTTAGCAGCGGGGGAATCTTTAAAAGATTCTTTAAAAGGTGGAATAATCAACGGAATAACTGCTGGATTTGGACAAGCATTTAGTTCTGTTTTGCCTGATAAATTATTAGGTGTTAATTTAGGTCCAGAATCATTATTACGAAGTGGCATAGGTGGTGCTTTGGCAGGGACAGGTGTAGGACTTGCCCGTGGTCAAAGCTTTAAAGATGCTTTGAGATCGGGTGTTGAGGGTGCTGCTCAAAGTGCAGCAAGACAATTAATTACAAGCCCTTTTACGGGAACGGTTAAGGGTGTTGAAGATCGTTTTTTTCCAGAAGTTCCTCAAGATCTTAGACCAATTGTGCTTTCAGAAAGAGATCCACTAGGTGATTTAGTAAAAGGCACGGGTAAAGCTTTTGATACTGCAAGATCAGGTATAGGTAATTTATTTACAAAAGATTCTCAAGAGGGAGCCACAGTTTTTCCTGTGGCCCCTTCTGGTGTAAAAGTAACAGACATTCGGCCTAGAGCACCTGTAACAGAAGCTAAAAATATAACATCTGGAAGAAGGCCAAATGAACCTTTGTTAGTAGATGAAATAACAGACACGGTTAAATTACCTTTTAGAAGAGGAAAAGAGTTTATAGGCGATTTTATAGGCGATTTTAAAGGAGGGTTTAAGTATGGCACTCCTGGTGACACATATGAAGCTCCAGTAAAAGGATATTATGGTAACTATTATAATTTACCTGAAGATGCTACCCTTGCAATGAAATTAGGAAGAGGGTTTTCAAAAACTTTAGATGCTCCTCTTAGTTTTTATCAAGGATTAACAACGGAAGGGGTTAGGGATAGTGGTAAAGCCATTGGCGTTGGTGGAGTAGGACAAAGAGGTTTTGCTGAACGAGCAGGAGATTTAGTTGAGACTCGTGCAAGAAAAACATACGATTATTTTAGCCCATCAAAAAGAGAAGAGGCTTTTTTAGCTAAAAATGATTATGCTAAGGCTAAAGAGGTTCTTGATAAACAACTTAAAGACGATGTTATTGATCAAGTACAATACGATGTTAAATTAGCACAAGCAGCTAAAAGAGCAGAACAAAAAATAGGAACTTTAGGAAAATATGGTCCATTGGCTGCTGGACTAGGTGCTTTAGCCTATGCAGGTGGTGCTTTTGATTCACCTCAAGAAGAAGAGGAAAGCCTTATATTTGACCCGTATTACAGTGGATTTGACTATATGAGGGACTTTTCTAATCGTTTTCCTTCTTCTGGGTTTAGAACGTATACCCCTTATTTATATGCAAAAGGGGGCGGTGTAGAAAATTTTCCTAGAAAAACAGGTGCTGTAAATGGACCTGGAACGGGAACATCAGATGACATTCCTGCGATGCTTTCTGATGGAGAATTTGTAATGACAGCAAAAGCTGTTCGTTCAATGGGTAACGGAAGTCGTAGAAAAGGAGCAGCAAAGATGTACAAATTAATGCGTGAACTTGAAAAGAGGACAGCGTAATGGCAACAGAACAACAAATTATTCGTGAAGCACCTGAAATAGAAGCTCTTAAGATACAGCAGATGTTGGCGGCTAAAAGGATAGCCGAAGGATTTAGCCCATACGATTTACCTGAAACAAAAGTTGCGGGTCAGACTGCCGGACAAATTGCCGCAAGAGATGCCGCTTTGGCTCAAGGAGTTGGATCATACTTACCTTATTTATCGGCTGCTAGTGATTTAACAGGCACGGGTGCTCAAGTTACAGGAGAGGCAAGAGGAGTTGGTTTAGGTGCTTTGGGTCAGTATGACCCAAGAATGGCTTACGGGTTTATGGACCCTTATCAACAAGCCGTAACAGATCAAACCATGAGAGAATTAGACAGACAAGCAGCGATTCAAGCATCAGGGGCGGCAGCTCAAGCTGTTCAGTCGGGTGCTTTTGGAGGAACAAGAGAAGGTGTACAACGAGCAGAGACAGCTAGAAATTTACAAGACGTAAAAGCCAGAGCTTTAGCGGATGCTTATTCAAGAAACTTTCAACAGGCTCAACAAGCCTCGATGAGTGCTTTTGAGGCAGATAAAGCAAGACAGGCAGGAGTTGCCTCTTTATTAGGAGGATTAGGATCACAATATGCAGGTCTTGGTCAACAGTATGCAGGTCTTGGTCAAATAGGTCAGGGCATGACTCAGGGAGACATTAGTTTCTTGAGTAATATTGGTCAACAACAACAGTTACAAGATCAGGCTGTTTTAGATGCTGCAAAGCAAACAGAGTTATCAAAAATCTATGCTCCTTTTGAGATGGCTGGATTTGTTTCTGATATTTATAAAGGTGCTCCTTCTACTCAAATGTCTACGGCTATGAAAACAGGCGGTGGAGGAGGTGCGAGTCCTTTACAAAACTTAATTGGATCAACCCTAGGAGCAGTAGCAGGTGGTAGAGCTTTGGGGGTAATTTAAAATGGCAAAAAAAAGCAAAGTATTGGAAAGAAAAGTTTTTCAGGATAAAGATGCAGACGTTGAAAACGTAGGCATTATGCAAGGCTTTATTGATTTGCTTATTACAGACGAAGATGATCTTGAAGATGAGCAAGACATGGCTGTAGCTATGGGAAGAACTCCTGATAATCCTGAAATACTAATGAACACATTGAGCGGTGAAATGCGATCTATTGATGCTAGGCGAGAAGAATTAGCCGATCAAGTAGGATATGCTGCCGCTATGGAAACACCAGATTCTGTTTTAGCCTTACTTCAAGTAAAACAAGAAGAAGGAATTGGTTCTTTACCCCAAGGTATGCCTCAAGGTATGCCACCAATGATGCCTCCTGGAGTTACTCCTTCAGTATTGCCAATGCCAATGGCTTTACCACCGACTCCGGGAGGTATCGCCTCCTTGCCACAAGAGCCAGAGCCAGAGCCTCAACCTGTTCAAATGAAGAAAGGTGGGATAGTACAAAATTTTAGTCTAGGCGGTGGGGCAGATGCCGCCTATCTAA